GTTTTCTCTACAATGGAAACCATTTCTAGTACTGCTTCTTTAGGTGATGCTTTTGTTGATCTATTTAACATGCTTCTGGTTGTCCCACATTTCCTTTCTCTGGGTATGTCATTTAACACAAACAATGTTATGACATCTCAGAAGCGATTGCTAACCATTCTATCTAAGACTGGATCTTGGTCCAACTGGATTGAGATGTTGACAACAACGTTACGGAATTGTGCTGACGGAACTTTTGCCCTTGTAGATGGTAAGATATCAGCTTGGTCTCATAGTCATTTGGCGCACGCCTCATGGATTAAAACGGTTGATGAATACAACGTTAAAACTAGAAGCATTGATAGATTGATTAAATCTGATGTGTCATGTGTTGTTAAATACCATGACGAAGGTAAGAAATTGCTTGAAGAGGGCTCAGCTCTCATCTCCAGATTGGTTGTACGTGGTGCTAAACCCAATGAAATAGGTATCCTGAAAGGGTATCTTGCACAACTCATTAAATCTGTAGAACTCTGGGCTGTGAGACGTCAAACATCTCATTTTCGTGCAGAGCCTCTACTAGTTGGTATTACAGGTCCAGTTGCTACTGGGAAATCCACAATTTCATCTTACATCCACAAATTTAAAATTACCATGCATAATGCTATGGGTGGTGATTATATTTGTCCTGATGTGCCTGCATTCTTTCCCCTCCAAGCGGATAAGTATGACACAGCGTACACTGAGGAAAAATATGTTGTATGTATTGATGATCCCCAAACTGCAAAACCAGCCCTGGCTGCTGATGCATTCTTTTTGAAATTAGTACAGCTTGTAAATTTTGTGCCAATGCAGGCCAACATGCCTGATATTGAGCGCAAGGGAGCAATATTTTTTGATCCTGTTCTTGTTCTGGTGACATCTAATGATGCCAAATTTTACTCGAAAGATTTGTTTCTAAACCAAACAGCTGTTTTGAGAAGATTTCATGCTGTATTTAGAGTTCGTTTGAAACCTGAGTACAGTAATCCCATAACCAAGAGATTGGATATGGGGGGCAAAGTTGCTTTATCTCATGGTGAAGAGACCTTTCCTTGGATTATTACCGTTATAGTTTATGTTCAAGAAAACCCTGAAGTGCTTTTTGCAAGTGAGAAACACGTTGCTACAATTACTGAGAAGAAAGATTTTGATATTTTCCTTAGGGACCTAATCAAACGCCAATCAGAAGATGCAAACGCCATTAAGGAAGTTCTCAACAAACCTTGTGATATGAAACTTTGTGAAAAATGTTTCTTACCCGAGTGTGATTGTGAAGTTCCTGATGTAACATTGCTTTCTGGTGTCAATGCCAGTTGGGATTATGTCGGACCACACGTTGAGAAACATGTGCATTTGCCTGCCTGTGATTTCTCATCTTCATTGGAATTTTCAGTTACTATGTGCATTTACTTCTTTTTAGTTGAGGTCTTTGCATATTTTTGTGCCACACGTCGTCGATTTTTCCGAGAGGGAAGAGAAAGAATTAATTTATTTTTCTTTTATTTTCTCTTTCTTTTTCGTTTGGTCTATGTGTCCCAACATTGTGATATTTCACAGCACACTTTGAATCCTGATTCGGGCCTTGAAATTTTCTTTGTTCTTTACTACATTCTGTTAATTTTATATGTCATGTATTTACGTGCTTATGTTCGTTATGAAAATAGAACTTACTTTGAGATACAAGCGACCAGTATGGTTGTGTCATCTTTGGTTTCTTCACTGTACAAAATGCAACAACAACCACCACATGCTACAGCCATTGCTTCACACAGGGTGAAAAGAACACGAGTTCACCATCGTATGAAGGAAAAGATTATGATAGGAAGATTGAAAGTCAGAAAGCTACTGAGAAAAGTTTTTCCTCGAGTTAGTAACTTCTTTAGTTATTATATTGCGAAACTTCTAGGTGCAAGCAAATTTGCTCTTTGGTGTGAAGATTTAACACTTTTTGAAGTCTTTACAACACCTTTCTTTTTTAGATATTATGCTGCTCAAGTTGATGTAGATGAACTTTACACTGACCACGATGTAGAGTGCTGTATGCCAACACCATCGTGGCTTGATTATCTTGCTGCTCAATTCACTTTCACACTAGACATGTGGATAATGACAGGTATTTCACGCTATTACAATGCCGCGGAGAAAGGACCCATGTGTTTGGGTTGTGATAACTGTAAGTGGATGGTGCTCAATTACCATTGGGCAGATAATTCTTTGCTTATTCTTTTCGCATATGCAAATTACATTTCCTTTGGTGCGATTGTAATGCTGTATGAAGGTCTTTTGGTCAAGCTCCTTAGACCTCTTTATTGGGCGATGTGGGATTTTATGTATCTCGGATCATCAATAACAGAGGAGAGAGTGTTCATCCTTCCAGAGGAAACAGAAGGTTGGGCAAGACACTTTGATCCTAGTACTTTAGTTTTATTAGGTTTTGTTGTGGCTACCATTTACGGTCGAAGTAAGGGTAAATACCCTTTTGACATTTATGGTCACAAAGTTGAACAACCACAAAGTACTCCAATTTCTGATACCAATCATAGGGAGAGAACAATCTACTCAAAACAACAGAAAGCAAAAATGCCATCAAATTGTGGTTCAATGCCTCCTGACGTTTTAATGGCAAAAATTGATCGATGTACTGCTAGAGTTATTGTTTTACAAAATCCAGAAGACGAAGACCAAACAGTTGCAGCACACGCCCTATCTTTAGGTGCTGGTGTGTGGCTTACTGTTGGACATTTATTTTCTGGTAGCAATGTACATGCTTTCACTCTTGAGACTAGACAACAAGATGGTACTTTTTACAGTCATCCATCAACTGTCTCTCATGTCATTTTCTCACAAATGTTTGATTTAGCAGTTTTCTTTTTCCCAACTGATGCTCCTTCGATTTTACCTTATTTAGCACATGGTTTACACACTTTGCCTGCTGAATTCCAAACAACAATTCGATTGCATTACACAGAAGAAAATCTCACTGAAGACGTTGTCGGTTTTTCTAAATTTATGGAAAAAGTGGCATGGACTACGGATTCTGTACCAACTGACAAAACGTATGTAGGTTCGTATAATTTAGGTTTACGATCTGATCATATGGGATGTTGTGGTTCCGTGATGTATCAACATTGTCGAACAGGTCATGTTTTTCCATTGGCAATCCTTCACATGGAAACCAAGGTAACTGGTGAGAAAATTTATGGCTGTGTGCCCATTGAAAAAGGTCTCATTGTATCGTTGAAAGTGCGTTTTATGAAGTACACTTTGGATTTTAAACCCACAATGCGTTTCAACACGCAAGGATTGAAAAATGCTTTTGGTGTTGAGAAGAACGTATTAGAACTTTCTGATAGATCTTTTCTAAATTATGTTGAATTACCTGAAAATAGAGTTAGAGTAGTAGGCTCTTTTGGTAGGAAAGATTTTAGAACTTCCTCAAAAGTCTACAGAACCCAAGTGTACGATAAAGTCGTGCAACTAGGGCTTGGTGTGGAAAAATTTGGTGTGCCGACTTTTACGACACCTAAACTTGCTGACGGTTCTTTTGATAATTCAAGATCTCCCACAAAAGTGAATTTTACATGGTTGGTGAAGCCCAAAAGTAACATTCCGCGATCTCTATTAATTAGAGCTTTTGAGGATTACAATTTACCATTTCCACGAAATGGGCCATCTTTGCAACCTTGTACCATTTTCGCTGCTATTAATGGGTATGGTTTTCCAAATTTGCGTTCTATGGATATGTCAACTTCCATGGGTTTCCCATTAAAGGGACCCAAATCAGATCATTTTCCAACGATTGAGACAGATGAAGGTCTGCGTTACGAAGCGAGTCATGAAATTGTTACTCTCGTTGAGAACACGGTTTCAGCCATGGAAAAATGTAATATTCCAATGGATCCTTTTAAAGCTAGTTTTAAAGATGAACCCACAAAGTTAACTAAAATTGATGCTGGTCTTATTAGAATGTTTGCTGGTGCACCTGTAGTGATGACTATCATTATCAGAATGTACTTTTGTCATGCGCTTGACTACTTTCAAAATCCTGACAACATGACAGTTACGGGCACTGCACTTGGTGTAGATTTTTCCAGGCAATGGACTAACATTGTAGAATTACTCTCAGAAATGGGACTAGATCACATGATCGCAATTGATTACAAGAAATTTGACAAACTCATGTCCTCTTTTGTGATTTATCTTGCTTTTTTGAGTTTAATTACAAACTTTACAAAAGGTTATACAACACATCAGAAAAGGGTGTGTTGGTGCATTGCTTGGTACATTGCTCAACATCATGTTGTCATCAACAATGATTTGATACAATTAAATGGATCTAATCCTTCTGGTCATGGTTTAACAACAATTGTGAACTGCATTGTTAATCATTTTTACCTGCGGTGTATGTGGTACAAAACCACAGACAAAGTCGGTGAATTTAGATCTTGGGTCGTTGCCATTGTTTATGGTGATGATGCAGTGATCTCTTCTTTGGACAAAACATTTACTTTGCACTCAATTATTAAACAAGGAGGTCATTTTAACATCAAGATTACGCCTAGTGATAAGGGTGATCCTGCTGATCAACCTCCTTTTGTTCCAATCTCACACATAGACTTCTTGGGTAGAAGATTTGTATGGGACCCTGAAGCTCAGATTTGGAGAGCACCCCTCTCACTTTTGTCTTTGGGTAAAATGGTAGCCTTTGCAGTAGAATCTTCCGTGATGGAGGATTCTCGAATGCAAATGGTTTTGCTATCTCTTGAAATTGAGAGAGTGCAGCACTTGGACGAGGATTCAATTAGCGTGGTAGATAAACTTATCGCCATTGTCAACGAATACTTCAAACAGGTGGCCGCTTAAAAACTTTGGCCCCGTCAGACAAGACGTTAAAATCCATCAGCTAAGATGTAAAAAACCGTGCGTGGAAGCCAACACAAACGTTAAAGTGGCAACAGGGCTACAAAGCGTGATCATATTCAATGTTAAGTAGAGGCAAACTACATTGAATACAGCTGCTTTGTATAGTAACATCTGTATTTACAGAAACATGGTTCTTGATGGTTGCTTAAAACTCTTAACGGAGTCAGTAAGGTTCAGAACCCCTCTCATCTTTCTTCATGCTTAAGTCAGCATGTTAAGATATTAGATGTAAAATTTTTAGACTTACTACAAACGATAATAACGCAGAACTGTCTTCCATGTCGGCAGAGCAAACTGCGCACCCCGGTCTCAACACAACCGTTGAGACAGACATGGACTCCGAGGAACACGCTGTAGTCACGTTTCATGATTCAGCTCCAATAGTCAAAGATGATTATCAGCAGACTTCTTCAGCTCTTGACGCACTCACATACTCAGATATGTCAGATGCATCTCTTAGTGATTTTTTAAGTAGACCAGTTCTTATTAACAGTCTGGAATGGTCTCAAGGTACGACTTTTTCCACTAGTTTTCAAGCCTTCAATTTATTGATGTCAAATACTGGTGTTTTAAGGAAACTTAACAATTACTCACTTTTCCGTTTTTCATTATGCGTTCGTGTCATGATCAATGGAATGCCTTTTCATCAAGGTAGACTTGGTGTATCTTTCACACCTTTAACCAACATCGGTGGACATAGAAGTTCACCTGCTATCACAAATATTTTGTATAGAGAATCACAACTTCCTGGAACTAAAGCTTCTCCCCTTAATCCGGCAGAAAATGAAACCTACGAAATTAAATTCCCTTTCTTTTTTCCAGAAAATTATTTCCCACTCGGTAATTATCTTTCTGGCTCTACACTCCCTGATTATGCTCAAAATTATGCAGTCATGGACATTTTCAGTTATGGAGATCTCTTTGCTGCAAATTCTGAGATAAATCAGAATGTTGGTATTTCTGTGTATGCTTGGTTTGAGGATGTTGAGTTAGGAGCACCCACTGTTTCCGCTAATGCTGTATCTAAATCTCGTAGGAAAGGCGTTTCTCAAGCTGTTCCGAAAGAAGAAGAAAGTGAAGACGGTATCATTTCATCAGTTACATCTGCCTTTGCTGCAGCAACAGGTGAACTTAGTGGTGTCCCTTTTATTGGTAGTTACGCTAAGATGGGCTCTGATTTTCTTAACAAGACTTCTAGAGCACTTAGAATCTTCGGTTTTTCACGTGCACCAATCCTCACGGACCCCTCCAGGTTTAGGTATGATCCTGTATCTTCTCTTGCTCTCACTTCTGGTGCTGAAGTTGTGGACAAACTCACATTTGATCCCAAACAAGGTTTATCAGTTGACCCAGCTCTTTATGGACTTGGTCCTGCAGATCAGATGTCTTTTGAACACATTTGTTCTAACTGGTCTTACATTGGTACAGCAAATTGGGCTGTGGGCTCCGCAGCAGACACACGAATCTGCCAAATCGGAGTCTCACCCTATTACGCATTCAGAGATGGAACCAATGTCATTTTTGCTTCAATGTCGCTCCCTGCTCCGCTGTTCACTAAGTGGGCTGGAACGATCGAGTATAAACTTGTTTTTGCGTCGAGTAAGTACCATCGTGGTCGGCTCAACATTAGTTTTGACCCTGATGGTATTAACGCCACAATTTCGACTACAAATCTCAGGAACACTATAATTGTGGATTTATCAGAAACAACTGAAGTTACTTTCACTGTGTCGTGGGCACAACCTCAAGCTTACCTTGATGTTCCCGCACTTTTGGATTTTAATCCCTTCTCACAATCTGGTATTATTTACAATCAAGACCTGTTTAATGGTTCAATTGATGTTCGTGTGCTCAATGAGTTAACAGCTCCGGTTACACCCAATTCTATTGATGTGTATTGTTTTGCGCGAGCATGCCCAGATATTGAGTATGCAGTGCCAACCACAGCATTGATCGATAATTTGTCTGTTGTTCCTTCTGGACTTGTGTCTGGAAGTTCCTCAGCATTGCGATTGTACGGTGAACCGAGTCCCAATTCTGATATCAAACCAGTAGCCTATTTTGGTGAGAAAGTGGTATCGTTTCGACCCCTCCTCAAACGTTATACTAACTGGACAACTATTTCTACTACGTCAGTGGCTGGTGCTGCAGATGTTATGATGCGCATTGGTCTACCTGCATTTCCTGCCGGTGCCTCAAATTTAGATCCCACACAATTTGGCACAGGTGGTATTGGAACGGTCATTACAGCACGTACACCTGTTATGTCTTACCTTCGGACAGCTTATGTTGGTTGGAAAGGTGGAACTAGATGGAAAGCTATCGGTTCAACAAATACAGGTAAGCCAGCTTCCCTTTCTGCATTCAGAAATGATGGTGACATCACCCCCTACACAACTAATCTCAACACATTGGGTTTTAACGGCACTACTAGGTTTATGAACAATCTACATGGTCCAAACTCATGGGTTGGTGCTGCTGCCACTTCTGCAGACAGAGCCACCCTAGAGTATGAGAACCCCTTCTACAGCAGACTTAAATTTGCTGGTGCTTGCAGAGATGGACTCGCTCCTGATGTTGGCAGTGAACTTGATACTGATGAGTCAGAAATGTATCACAGTGTTAGTTTACGTACCATAACAGCCGCAGGTAATGATACAGAGAGATTCTCTGTTGACTTATATGTTGCTGCTGCAGAAGACTTTGATTTTGTCTTCTTTCTTGGATCCCCTACTTTTTCAGTAATCTAAAATTTTAATATCTTTATGTATTATAATATTTATTCGCATCCCACACTAGGTGGCGGTGCCTAGATCGAGG